ATCACTTGTAGAGTTCCCAATGAACAAGATATCTGAAGCAATGCTGATTGACAGATACGATGAACGTAACGTTTCACGTATCAAGTCAAGACTTGTAGACAACAAGGTAACTGAATACTATCAAATCAAAGACAGGTATGTCATCTATGTACCTACTTGGCTAATCAAGAACTTCGAAGAACGATACACTACACGAATCGCTGAAGAAAAACTATTTGACAATGACGATATGTATTACGGTGTTGCTGAAGATACTGCCTTGCAGTCGGTTGTCAATGCACAGTTTGACTATATCACTCGTGATACAATGAACTTTGAGCAAGTTGACGCTCTTACTCAATGGGAGCTTGACAATCCTGAATATGCCTCTTACTCTTAAGAGCAGGGGGCTTCGCCCCCTTTTTTTATTGCTATTCGATAATTTAATATGGCTCTTCGAGCCTTTCTTTATGAATTATTCATAATACAAAAAACTATACTCTGAGCGGTTATATGGGTTGTTTTGATAGTTTCAACCCTTTGAATAATAGACACTTCGTGTCTTGTTTTATAAAATTTTTATTAATTAAATATAATCTTATGACTTTAGAAATTCCTATTCCCGTAACGTTCACAATCAAAATGGAAACTGAACGTGCATTCATCGTTAATGACGTAATGCTAAAAAACAAACTATACATCAATGAAGCAGTTCTTCCCAAGATGTATACTGATATCAAATCAACTGATGACAATGTGACCTCAGCTGATGTAGAAAAGTGGGTATTACAACAACGCTACACAGAAGAAAACACAGTAGATGTTGATGCACATATCGATGAGTTACTTGCGGTAGTTTAATCTATCGCATACGGCCCGTTCGTCTAATGGTTAGGACGCCACCCTTTCACGGTGTAAATGGAGGTTCAATTCCTTCACGGGCTACTAAATTATATATTATGTTAAAATTCAATGAAATAACGGATATCAGAGATATCAATGCTGACGATGATATATTCCTATATCAAACACTAAAGGTTCATGACGATGCAGGTGACGTTTATGCTGCAGAAATAACTAAAGATGTGTTTAGGTTATACACAACAAATGACGGACAACATATTGATTTCACACATGATTTGTTGTTAGATATTATTAATCAAGTAGAAAAAACTCAATTCCTAGTATAATGAAAACAATAACTAAAACTCTTCCGACAGGTATCAAGACGATACAAAAGAAACGCAATGGTCGTATCACAATCACCGTTGCAGATTCAAAAACACAGCCAAAGCTATCAAAAGCAGAAAAAATTATTGTAACACCAATTGCATTATTTGCAATATTAGTAATAATAGGTGGGTCGTTACAACTATACTCGACAATGAGTTGGACAGAATTACTGGTTTTATCACCTGTAATATTATTTACTTGGGCTGTATTCACAGCCACAATTATCAATTTTTATTTATTAATTTTTAAATCTTAATTCTTATGAGAACAGAGTTAATCAATGACTTCTTAAATGGGTCATCAGTAACTGATATCGGTAAAGCCACAGGCGTTACTGGTTCATCAGTATCATCTGCAATTAAAACTGCAGTTAAGTATGTCAAAAAGAACAAAGTTGTTCGTAGTGACAAAAACGTGTACAATCGCATAAAAAACGATATAACTGCACGTGACATAAACAACAATAGAAATGCATGGAAAAATGCAATGACATTGTTCAATGGTACAAAGCCACCAACGTTTCTACAACCTGTAACTACAATCTTCAAAGCAGATGACTATCGTCAAGCTTTTGATATTACAGAACGTCAAGGCAAAACGTTGACTGCATACGAAGGTGCATTGCTAATGTATAACACTCTTGTTGCAAACAACAAAATCAAAGTTTAATCTAACGGGGGCTTAGGCCCCCATAATTCACAATCACATGAAAGTAAATCAAAATCTCATCAGAGTTATGAATGTACAAACGCATTCATATGAAACACAACGAATGCAAAGATTCATCAAAAAAGAACTTGCAAAAAACAACCTTGGTCATACCACAGATAAGTATGGTAATATATATGTGACCAAAGGTGACGCTGACTTATATCCTACAATGGTATGTCATATTGATACCGTACACAACATCAACAACGATGTACAAGTTGTACAACTTGATGATGTACTACTTGCCATTGATACCAAAACAATGAAGCGATATGGAATTGGTGGTGACGACAAAGTCGGTGTGTACATTACTCTTGAATTACTAAAACAATTTGACAACTTCAAAGCAGTATTCTTTCTTGATGAAGAAGTTGGTTGTGTTGGTTCAAGCAAAGCAGACTTTACATTCTTCAATGACAGTACTATTGTCTTAGAATGTGACAGACGAGGCTACAATGATTTTGTAACAAGTATAAGCGGTACAATATTATCAGATGTTAAACTACACGATGACATTGACTATATACTTGAGAAATACAATCGTAAAAAATGTATTGGCGGTATAACAGATGTTGGTGAAATTGCTGACAACAATCCTGTACAAGTTGCAAACATGTCTTGCGGGTACTATGACCCACACTCAGACAACGAATACATAATCATATCAGAAGTAGAATCAACAAAACAAATGTGTTTTGAAATACTACAAGCAACAGCTGACAAAAGATATGAAATAGATTTAGACAAAAGAACAACATATGGTATTGGATATGGAAGATATGGTGGATACACAGCAAGAAGCTGGGGCTATGACTACTATGATGACTGGGACTACGAAACAAAATACCAACCAAAAAACGAAGCATTACAAAACCAGTATGCAGACTCTTTCAAAACTACAGCACAATGTCCGTGTTGTAGTGCCAATGAGGTTTGGTATGACGATTACGAACAAGAGTTCTTCTGTCTATCATGTCACACATATGTAGAAATAGATGACAACAATGTAAACATTGATGCAGAATATATGTCCACAATCACAGATGAAGAATTCATAGAAGCAGATACATTATTGTATGATGCAAGCTTCAACAAAGATGAATTCAAAAAAGATGTCGAACCTAAATTATTAAAAAATGGTCTTTAGATATTACGTAAAAACAGATGACCTAGTATCATTTATGGAACAATATGACGGGTCGCTTCCAAGAAATCATATGCAAGGTACATACGACAGTAGTGACTTTGAATATGCTATCAGAGATAATTTTCACATGACAAGTTTTGGTTATAGAAGACTTATAGTAAAACTAAAACAGCAAGATATCATTCATATACAAAAGTTCAAACGTGATGGTTATGGTATGTACATGTCTCATTGGTTAGATAACACTAAACTTTTAGAAAAATACGGTATAAGTGTATCAGAAAGAAATGACAATAACATAACTAACAAAATTTTGTCAAACAGTCTTGCTGGCGCTCTAATAAACTTTGCAGATAATATGCAAAGAGAAGACAAACACTTATGGCAAATTGCTTGTAACTCTATATACAAAAAAGCTGTCAACGACAAACACGATAGACATTTCACAATCAACAGTAAGGGTACTATGACATATACGCCTAAAGGTAGAATGACAGCTACAACAGAAGACAGAGAAAGGTGGCTTGCTGATAATAAGTATCGAAGTGAAATCAAGTTTGGTAAAGGTCTACGTAAAATATTTCAACATCAAAGCATCAAGATACCTGACAATGTAATTGAATTTTTTGCGAACAAGCTAAAAGGTATGTATACATTTACAGGTAATATTAAAGTTGTCAGCGGAAGTAGTATACGCAATTGGTATGATGGTAGAAATTACGCAACATACAATACAGAATCACTAGGTAATTCATGTATGAGGCATCGGAGTTGTAGCGAATACTTTGACATTTATACAGAAAACGATGACAAAGTAAAAATGATTATAGCGCTTGATGATGAAAATATGCTAATTGGAAGAGCTATACTTTGGAATACAGACAGTCATGGTCTATTTTGTGACAGAATATATGGAACACAAATGACTATAGAAGCTATCAAAGCATACGCTAAAAAACTTGGTGCATATACAAAGTACGAACAGAGCTATAGTAACACAAAACTTGTATCGCCTACAGGTGAAATAAACACAGAAGAAATCACAATCACACTAGAAACAGGTGGATTTGATTACTATCCGTACATGGATACACTAAAATACTCAAATGACATTTCAGACGACTATAAAATAGAATTAAGTTCTGAAAACGGAGATTATTGTTTAGAATCAACAGATGGCGGACCAAATAACAATTATGTAACACTAGCGTGCGGTGATAGAATACATGAAGATGATGCAAGATATGTAGATAGATTAGGAGAATACTATCACTACGAAGATGTAGTTTATAGCGAATATCATGGTGAAGATATTGTATATGAACGGTCAATATCAATAGATGGCGGTAACGATTACGTGTGGGACGACTGCGATGACTTCAAATATGTAGAAGAAGATGAAGAGTATTATCACGTTGATGAAGTAATATGGTCAGACTATCATGGAGAATACTTACATACTTATGACGAATGTGTAATAAACGGTCCAATCAGTACATCAAGTTCACAAGTAATAGATGTAAATGGTTCAGAATACATATGTCACAATGACATAACTATTGAAGAACTACTAGATAATGGTATAATAAGTCAGGCAGACTACGAAACAGTAAACATTGAATAATATGAAAAAAATAAAAAAAATTAAATATGTATTTGTAAAAATTAGAGAATTGTTTATAACACTAATTCATTATATATTATGGTTTTTGCTTATGCTATTTATTTTTCTTTCATGTAGAAAACCGTAAGGTTATGGGATGATGAGGATATAATTTCCAAATCATCCTTTTTTTTATGTAATGTTCACAATCACGGCGATGCGACCGATTATGCGACCGATTATGCGACTGGACATTGCGATGCGACACAAAATAATTAAAAAAATGTTAATAAAGTTAGGTTATTAACAAAATTAATCGTAAATTAGTTAAAAATTAAAACAAATGACAAAAGACTATCTACACTCAGACTTGTTACAAGACAAGGCAAATGACAGGGTATTTCAAAAAACTTATGGAACAATAGATAAGTTTGCACGAAAGCTAACAAACATGGAGGCACATGCTTTTGGTATAAAAGATGCCGAAACAATAGCCACTATGGAAAAAATAAACGCTGAATTCTTCTCTGATGAAATCATCGAACTTGTAAACTACACAATACAACACTTTAGAAAAAACAAAAGAATATGAGAAAAGAAAGCAAATACCGAATAACGTTTTATTCTATGGTTGGGGTAATACTAATGACGTTGTTTTTGACAATGACATCATGTGCGACACTCATAAGAACAGAACAAACAAAGTTTTATTACCCGACATACAAACAATGGAAGTCGCTTAATAAACACGAAATGAAAATTGTAAACGATTTTACATTTAAAAACAACTATATCGCACCCGAATATAGACATTTGAAAACAATTAAATTTAATAAAAATGGCAGAAAACAACTCGCAAAAATCTACCTTGCTCGATAAAGTAGATGATGGATTTAACTATTTCAACGGGTATAGACTCGAAGAACTGAAAACAGATGACGTGTACTACATAGAAGCTTTTATGCAATACATAGAGCAACTAGAAAGCACGATTACAAAGTACAGAAAGTTTAATAGTAAATGGACTAGCGTCCCACTAAAATAGAAAGCTATGTATGAAACAATGTATAAAGTACACTTGTACTATGGTGGCGAAATGCCAAACAGAACAGTAACAACGCTATGCGAAAAGTCAGCACAATACTATGTTGAAAGTGCTGAACATGGAGAGATAGAGGAAATTAAATTGAAAAGACATGGGGTATCTAGAGCATGAAAATGAAGCGTTGAGAAGGGAGTTAACAGAACTTCTAGAACTAACGATAGAAACTAACAACTTTTTACGTATGGTACATGACGACCTCAAAAAATGGGGAATCGAAGAAGATGCAGAGTATGTAGGGTTTCTAGTGGAAACGAGTAATGAGAAAATTTTAAAATTAAAATCACTAATAAATGGCTAATAATTGTTGGAACTACGTCGCAATCACAGGCGACAAAAAAAGAATAAACACAATACAAAAACACTTTAAAAACTACGACAACACAAGGTGGTTTACTGAGTTTGGCGATGCGTTTTTTAATAAGAAACGTAACTACGAGGGACAAGAGTTTGACTTTTACTACGAGTATGGAACTAAGTGGTGGGACTTTGATTGGGACAGAGAGTCAGACACAGAGCTTATAGTGCAAGGAGATAGTGCGTGGAGTCCTCCCTTGAAGCTACTAAAAGACATATCAAAAAAGTTTAATGTGAAAGTGTATGCAGAATGGCAAGAGTACGGAATGGACTTTGCTGGACGTGCCACGTGGAACAAAGGACTAGAAAAGGAAATGTGGAACTGCTCAGCACAACGCATGGACTTAGAACACATGGGGCTTTCAGAATTTTATGACTATCAAGTTCAATGGATTGACGACAACTCAACATTTGTTGATTTTATAGAAATATTATCTACAGATGTTGTTGAATATATAGGAGAAAAAGGTTTAGCACAAATTAAAGAATGGTTTGAAAATGACACAAAAAGAATTGCAACTCAAAACACTTAAAAGAATGCAGGACTTCCACGAGAAGTATAAAGGAGAAAAATCTGTAAGAAGAATATCTGACGATAACATAGACGTTATAATTTATAGGCGACTACTTGTTCAAAAATACTTTGATGAAGTAGATGTGTTTGACAATAGTACAGACGTTTATAGACCTTTGTCAAGCACAGAATTAAAGGCACTAGACTCTATGAGTGTAGATGACTTTTGTGACTTTGTATTTTTAAGCAATAGCATCGAACGAATTAAAAACAATAGGTATGCGATGCAACTAGGAATTGCTAAAGGAAATGAAAAGGAAAAAGAATATCACTATAAAATTGCTATGCAAGAAATAAGAACATTGCGTGAATTCTTGGATATCAACAAAAATTAATGTAAATTTGTTAATAATTAAATTAAATGTAATCTTATGAAAACTGAGAAACTCGCTGCGTTGTACAAGAAATACGACCTCAGCAAAGACGATGTCTTTAAACATCAACACTACATTATCATCACTAGAAGCGGGATTGACAAAATCCAAGCAAGTGAGAAAATCACAATCACTTATGATGTAATCAAATGCGAAACTAACTTTTGCGTTATCAAAGCCAATGCAGATGCGAGTGGCAACACTATTCAGACGTTTGGTTCAGCACTCAAAGGTACAAGCCATAGAGACGGAAATTGCAATACGTGGTACGTCATGGAAATGGCAGAAAAACGTGCGATGTCAAGAGCCGTACTAAAACTCACAGGTTTCTACGAACTAGGGGTGTTTGGCGAAGATGAAAGCGAAGACTTTAAAAGAAAGGATGCGTCATGGAAAAAGTAATTGTAGATTTTGACAAGCAGACAGCATTAGGAATGTTGTCAAACGACGAACACTATTATGGCGAATATGGAAAGCAGTTTCTTTCTAACTCTGACATAGGTACGCTAATCAACAATCCTGCGGAGTATAATCAATCACGTAAAGATAGTGTAAACCTAATGTATGGTAGAGCGTTTCACGAACTTGTAATGTTTGGAGAAACGCAACACGATAAATTTGTAGATGCTTCAACAAGGCGAACAAACAAATACAAAGATGCCGAAGAAGAAGCAGGTGGTCTTATATTCTTGAAAAAAGAATGGGATGAACTGAACTCGCTAGTAGATAAAGCCTTTAGTAATATGGAGTTTAAAACCATACTAGAGAACAAGTCTAACAACTTCGAAGTTCCTAATTTGGGAACAATGGATAGCGGCGATGTGACGTGGAAATGTAAAGCTGATATCGTAACAGATGATGCAATCATTGACATCAAAACATCAAGTAACATCGGGGGTTTCAAGTATAGTAGCAAGGCGTATAATTATGATAGCCAAGCTTTCATATACTCAAGACTTTTCCAGAAACCAATGGTTTTTCTGGTTGTAGACAAAGGCACAGGTTGTGTGGGTATATTTGAAACAACAGATGAAGCATACGAAAATGGTAGAGAAAAAGTGCGTAAAGCAGAGCAAAACTACTTAGACTATTTCGTTAATAAGACAAAGGAACTCGATAATTTTACGGTCTATGGCGAAATATAATATAGAAGAAAGGATAGAGAGGCTATCCATTAATATTTTTTTAATAATAATTTTTTTTTTAATTTTTAATTCATAATCATATGTCAACACTTATCAATGCATCAATCAAAGCTTCAGAATTGAAGAAGATTGACCAAAACAAAATCATCAAAGGAGAAAAAGATAGCTACATTCCTATCACTATCTCTGTAAATGACGAGTCACGATACGGAAAAAACGTATCTATTACAATTGCTCAAGACCAAGATGAACGTGCGTCTAACAAGCCAAAACACTACTTAGGGAATGGCTCTGTTATTTGGACAGACGGAAAAGTTGTAAAAGGGCAAAAGGAAAACCAAAACGGAGGAAACGAGCCATTTGAAACTATTGCTTCAAAAAATGTAGCACAAGAGCCAATGAACGACCTCCCATTTTAATCTAATTTCCCGCCCTTCGGGGCGGGTTTTAAAACACTTACTATGACAGAAGATAAAAAATACAAGACACTAAAAATTATCGCTAAAATCATAGCTGACAAACACGAAAAGACACCCGAATTTATATTTTTTGACACTCGTGTGAGAGAGATAATCGACCTAAGGTCTATGTTCTTTTACTTTGCAAAGCGATATACAGGATTAGGCTTGGCAGATATAGGTAAATTTTCACAATACATGGGAAGAAGCAAACCTCATAACCATGCTACAGTATTACATAACTATAGGAAAATGTGTGATATGATTTCAGTTGATAAAATTCTAAGGCAACAAGTAAACGAATTAGAAAATGAAATAAAATACTATGTAGATTATGATAGATATTGGTTTGATGAAATGTCAAACTACAAAAGGATGTTAGTGCATCAAATCTATTTAGAAAAAGATTTAGAATTTATTGCAAAATTTTGCGACATAACAACGATATTACTTGAAAACAAAGAGTTCTTGGGCATGACGGCAGACTTAGTCCAAGAAGAATTAAATAGAAAACTAGAACGAACGAACGATGAAGGGATACATCAAACTACACAGGAGGATATTGGATTGGGAGTGGTATAAAGACTCCAATACAAAAAATATATTTATACATCTTCTACTAAACGCTTGTTACGATAATTGTAGGTTTATGGGTAAATCTGTAAACAGAGGCGAGTATATTACGTCTTTGTCAAGGATTTCATCTGACCTAGACATACCTGTTCGCCAAGTAAGAACGGCTATAAAAAGGCTGAAAGATACAGGCGAAATCGACACGCAAACGACAAACAAATACACAAAGATAACTATCTGTAATTATGAGAGTTATCAAGTAGAGGAGCCAAGAAAAAAGGTTAAAGCGACACGCAAAAGACAAGCAGTCGACACGCAAACGACAGACATAAATAAGAACATAATAAAACAAGAAAATAAAAATAATATGTTTTTAAAACAATGTCTATCTGATTCGTCATGGGCAGAGGTTGTGTGTATGCAAAACCAACTCACAAAAAATGCGTTGGATAAACTGCTAGGTGCTTTTCACAATCATCTAATTATGACAGACGAGATAAAGTTTAACATCAAAGACTTTAAGTCTCACTTTGTAAATTGGTTGAAGTATAACAAAAATGTTATAATCAAAGACAATGGTCCATACAAATGGAAGTGGAAAGGACAAGTAATAAAAAGCGGTTCTATTGAAGAACTAGAAAAAGACAAAAACTTTTTCGATAAGCCTGGTTTTGAATTTCAAATAATAAGCAATGGAAATTAACGGATACAAGATAAAAGACTACAACATATACAAGCTAGACACAAGAGCAAAAAAATCTACGTGTCCTGTTTGTTCAGAGGGTAGAAAGAAAAAATCTCAGAAATGCCTCATGCTTGATTGGGAACGTGGACTAGGAACTTGTCAGCATTGCGGAGAGGTTTTACAACTTCATACGTATGAAAAAGAACAAGAGCACACGTATACTATGCCTGTTGTTAAGGAAAACAAAAGCGGATTGCACGAGCGTATTATTAATTGGTTTAAAGGAAGAGGTATTACAGATGCGACGTTAAGTAAGATGAACGTGACACAAGGGGTGGAATTTATGCCTCAACTCGGCAAAGAAGTAAATGTAATAATGTTCAACTACTTTGTCAATGGAATACTAACAAACATAAAGTATCGTGATGCACAGAAGAATTTTAAGCTATACAAAGGTGCTCAGAAGACATTCTACAACATAGATAGTATAAAAGATTCCGAAAAGTGCGTTATAGTAGAGGGTGAGATAGATGCGATGTCATTTGTTGAAGCGGGTATTGACCACGTTGTAAGCGTACCCAATGGATTTACGGCAAAGGGACAAATAAATCTAGACTACCTAACAGATTTTTATTCCTACTTTGAGGATAAAACTGAGATATACATTTGTGTAGATAATGATGAGGCAGGGGAAAATGGTAAAAAAGAACTCATAAGAAGATTTGGCTCAGACAAAGTATTTTTATGCGACCTCAAGGATTGTAAGGATGCAAACGAGTACTTAATTAAGTACGGAAAAGAGGCGTTAAAAAGAGTTGTGCTTGATGCAATACCATGTCCAATAGAAAACGTCCTTAGAGTATCTGATATGGCTTCAGACCTAGATGAATTCTATAAAAATGGAGTAAAAAATGGGTACAAGATTGGCTTGAGCAGCTTTGATGGTATATTTTCAACATACACAAAGCAATTTATAGTCGTTACAGGTTTTCCGTCGAGTGGTAAGTCAGATTTTGTTGACCAAATGACCATAGGATACAACATGATGTATGGATGGAAAACAGCTTATGCTTCTACTGAAAACTACCCACAATACCTCCACGTCGATAAGCTTGTGCGTAAATTGTATGGGAGCACACCTAAATATGAGGACACAAAGCAGAAAGATTGGAAAGAATGTGTTGAGCATATCAATAAAAACTTCTTCTTTATTGACTACGAAGATGGGTTTGACTTAGATAGAGTTCTCAAAAAGGGAGAGGAGTTAGTTAAAAGAATGGGAATTAGATGTTTGGTTATTGACCCTTACAACAAAATAAGAGACAAGGACAACCTCAACATGAGTATAACAGATTACACGAACGCATACTTAAACAAAGTAGATACGTTCTGTAAGAAACACGATGTAGTTTGCATACTAGTTGCACATCCAACTAAACCTCAAAACGACAAGGGAAAGCTTATTGAGCCAACATTTTATGATGTAAAAGGCGGAGGCGAGTTTTATGATATGAGTCCACATGGTATATTAGTTCATCGTGATTACGAAAATGCGACTGTAAAAATAAAGGTTTTAAAGGTAAAGTTTGCAAACCTAGGGGAAAACCAAGCGCATGTAGATTACTGTTGGAATGTAAACAATGGTAGATACTCAGAACTAAAAGACGGCAACCCGATTTGGGACAACACAAATTGGATATCAACCAAAAACAATCCATACGAAATAACAAAGAGTTTGGACTTGGAATTCGAAAAAATAGAACTATAATTAACTTTTTAACTGAAAACTTAAATATGAAAACACTTATTTTAACTTTTATCATGGTAACGGCAACAATATATCATGCCGACCCGAAACAATGTAATGCTGATTATTTGACAACGGCATCGCTGAAAAAAATAAATTCACAATCACCTGGCTCACACAGATGGATAGCTGTTTCAAGGGATTTAGAGCCTCTTGGCTTTGTATTCGGAGCACAAGTATGTGTAGAGGGTGCAGGAGAGATGGACGGTATTTGGACAGTAGAGGATAGAATGAACAAACGATGGAAAAACCGAATAGACTTCTTAGTTGATTATGATATTAAAGGAGGTAAATGGGAAAACGTCACAATATCTTTGGTAAATGAGCTTGATTAGAAACAGTAAAGAGGTTGTTAGAGCAATAGACTTTACAGGGGTGCAAAATGGCGTCATACATCCATCAGATATAGATGCTGTTTTAGAGTTTGACAATGATATTTTAATCTTGATAGAAGTAAAAAAGCGTGGAAACGAAATACCAATCGGTCAAAAACTTCTACTTGAAAGAATATGCTCGTCATGGAGAACAAAGCGCAGCGTTGTTTTAAAAGTAGAATATGACGATATCTATCCGCAAGACCAAAACATACCATTAGATGGTTGTTATGTGACAGGATACTACCACAGATATAAGTGGGTTAACACAAGAGAGCCTTATTCTCTTAAAAATTTCTTAAATTATTTAGGAGATAGATGGAATAATAAAAAGTGTAGATTTTAATGGAAGACGATGCAATGGTTGTTTGTATACGCAACAACATAAAAGTTTATCCAATTATATATGACCTCAACCACCTTAAGATAGAAATAGATTATGATGGAAGAAAGAAACAAGGGGAAGAAATCTACAATTGGAAGACGCAACAAAAACAATTACAAAATAAAATAATAGAATTATATGAAATCCTTGCCCGAAATATACAAAGTAGGCAATAGAGAGTTTGTTTACGACCACAGGTCATTACAATATGCTTTTAGTATATACCAAGGGTATACTAACGAAGAATTTTTAACAAACATAGTAGATATACTACACTTTGCTGTGTATGTGTGTTGGCTAAAAGAAATACCTAGCGATGAGTGTTTAGCAGATGATGGAATTATACATGAGTTGGTGCACCTTCTTCAAGAAAACACTATAAAACATACCAATTTGGAAAATATTAGAAAAAATTTTAACAAAATTTTGACTATTTAAATTTTTTTTATACATTTACTAAAGTAATGTTTAGGAAATGTTTGACTCTATAGTAGAATCAGTAAAAAATAAGTACACAGACAGGAGTATTAAAGGTATTGAAAAGTACAACACTACTCTAGCTGACAACATGAAGGACCACTTTTTGAAACACCTTCAAGAAGAACTCATGGACGCTACTTTGTATATTGAGAAAGAACTTACTATACAAGACAGAAAACTAAACATGGTTTCTGAGTTTAATAAAACTTATGAAATCCCAATAAGAAAAACACCTTCTGAAATTGATGAGGATGAGTACGTGTTAAACTACAAGCTTATGCTTGAGGAACTTAACGAATACTTAGTTGCGTGTCAAGATGAGGATATGGTAGAGATAGCCGATGCTGTTGTAGATATGATGTATATATTATACGGAATTATCTTGAGACACGGATTATCTGCCGTTATATTCGACATGTTTGAGGAGGTGCATAAATCAAATATGAGTAAACTAGAAAATGGTAAAGTTCTCAGACGCTCTGACGGCAAAATTATGAAGGGCTCTGAATATTTCAAACCAAACCTAAAGCAGTTTTTATAATATGGAACAAACAACAAATTATATAGAAAAGGTACTAGGTTATAAGACCTGGAGTGACAAAAGAAAGGTAGATGCTTTGCTTGAGTACGACTGTAATATGTATACAAACTTAGGGTCAGACTCCACCAAGACACAGGTGCAAGATGTAAAAAAGAAATCAAGAGCCATATACAGAGCTATATCAAAGATAGACCCTGTGGATGGTAAAAAGCTATTGTACCACATGGATAAAGACTAAAATGGAATCAACACCTCGTCAAAAATACTTAACATCAACTTTTGATAGAATGCATAATAAGTTAAACGATGCATTTGAATATATTTTTGACGGTGATTTTGAAGACTGTAAGAACACTGTGAACTCCCTGATTTATGACCTTCGACAACTTAAAAAATCAATGGAGCCATGAAGAAACGTGTTTATATAACAGATGATGAAGCCAAAGCACTTGGTATTCAACCTAAGAAACCACAACCAGGTAGAACAAAATTTAGAATTTTTCTTGACCAACAACAGCAAATGGAGCTGAACAAGGTCAGACACAGCGGAGTTTATGAGTATTGTAAGCAAAGGGGTATAGACTTCTCATCTGTAAAAGAGTATTGGGATAAGACAAAAGAGTACTCTGTTAAAGTAAGACCTGATGTAATATCATACAACGATATATCTAAAAGGATTATCGAGGAGATGGACAACCATTCTCCGTCTTATCATCCAATAGAAAGACAAAAGCAAACAAACCCTCATCTACTTGTGTTGGACCCAGCAGATGTCCATATTGGAAAGTTGGCTACAAGTTTTGAGACAGGCGAAGACTACAATCAGCAGATAGCTGTCAAGAGAGTGAAACAAGGTATAAAGGGAATACTGAGCAAGGCTTCAGGATTTAATATAGAAAGAATACTATTGATTATAGGAAACGACATACTACACATTGATACACCAAGGAGGACGACTACAAGCGGAACTCCACAGGATACAGATGGTATGTGGTATGAAAACTTCTTGAATGCTAAAAAGCTTTACGTAGATGTTATAGAAAGCTTGCTAACTGTAGCAGACGTTCATGTAACATACAACCCATCAAATCACGATTACACAAACGGATTCTTTTTAGCAGACGTTATATCATCTTGGTTTAGAAAGTGCAAAAACGTAACATTTGACGTTAGTATAAAGCATAGAAAATATTTTAGCTATGGTCAAAACCTTATAGGTACAACTCACGGAGACGGAGCAAAAGTACAGGATTTACCTCTGCTTATGGCTGTTGAAGCAAATAAAGAGTGGAGTAAATCAAAACACAGATATGTGTACACGCACCATGTTCATCACAAGAACGCAAAAGATTACGCAGGGGTTACAGTAGAGAGTTTACGAAGCCCATCTGGAACAGATTCTTGGCATCACAGAAATGGATACCAACACAATCCGAAAGCGGTAGAAGGTTTTTTACACCACCCGAAGTTCGGACAAGTAGCAAGATTAACACATATATTTTAGTTATGGATTGGTATATGCTTTCTTTTTCGTTTAGATGGCCTCACGAGGGTATGGTTTTAGGGTTTGAACTCTTTGACCCATCCGATGAGCAGCCGTATAGCACAATGCGTTTTCACTTTTTGTTGGTAACTTTAAACTTTGAATTTGGTAACGGAGACCATCCTTTTGGATAATTTTCGTTATCTTTGTTATGACAAAGATTCTTTTTGACACCCTAGCCAACTATTGTCATTAGTTTTCTATTCTTTGTTATTTGTTTTCATAAGAGAAAAACCCTCAGGAACTGCCAAAAATACTGAGGGTTTTTTCGTTAAATTTGTTTATGGACTTTAAGAAGAAAATTTTCGTAAACAGAGAGCTGAGTGACGCAGAAGTGTTGTTTGTAAAGTCCACTCTAAAAAACATAGATTTAGAGTCATATTTACGGGATTGCTTTATATATGTTTGCTTGTACGAAAATGGCGTTCTTGAAATATCTAGCGTGAAGGACGACTATATATACCTTGTGTCTAAAGAATTTAATATAACTAATAAGATGGCTATGCAGTACTTGAAAAATAGAACAGAAATAGAACAAGAAGTGAATAAGGTTTTGTATTGGAATGGTATAAACAATATCAAGAAATACGTTCCTGTTGTTTTTGACGACGGTAAATCAGTTAGCTATGCAGACTTCAATGTTTATGCAGAAGGTGTACCAGAAGCCGTTAAGACGCTTAATGACATGTACTTTGATGATTACATGTACTTAGAAGATGTAGATGAGGAGATATAAGAAAGGTAGACAGATAACCAGGTCTAAGAAAACAAAAATAGATGGGATACAGTTTCAGTCGAAGTTGGAGTCTCATATGTATCTACTTCTCAAGGCAAACAAAATACCTGCTGGATACGAGATGCAAAAGTTCACAATCATCG